AGTCTTTGGTTTGTGTTCCCCACAGTTCAGACCTGTCGGCCTTGGTTGCCGGACACCTTAGGGAAGTGGACACCATTCGTATTTGTGACGTTTAGACGCTGCACAGTGGCTTACCCCCACAGCCATTCACGTTAGTCATCACAAGTATTGGGGCGCACTGCTCTACCCACGTTCCCGTGTAAACACCAACAGAGAGCAATTCCCTATGTGGCCTTGGTTGTATTCAGTTGTGATCGAGCGTCAGTCTCGGCGTATGCCTTGAAGTATGGCGATGCCGATGGAGATTAGCAGGACATACCATGCGACTATTAACACCCTGACAACCTGCGTTCAATGTCGGTTAGGTCGTTGGGTCGCCACAAGTAGCATTCAGCATGAGGGTGCAGTGTTCTGAGCCAACCAAGTTGGGCTTCACTGGGCTTGCCTTTGTCGGTCTTTAACTCAGCGAAGATAAGGCCACGCTCGATGTGTGCCATAACAATATCGGGAAAGCCTGTTGAGCCTGTGGTGATGTATCGCCCTGTGCGTGTCATTGAGGGCTGCGAATGATGCAGTGACCAGCCGTGAATATAGGCAAGCCCTTTGACTTGCTGGAGGAATGAAGCCTCGCTGATTGGTGTCATTGGTCTTTGCCAAGTAGGAAGCCGCACATGAACAGTGAGATGCACATAATGACAAGCGTGAAGAACTCAACCATTGCTCAACCTTTCCATAAGTAACAACAACGGCGCGGTAGTTCTAATTTCACGCCTAATTTGTTGATTCTTGTGGTCGTTTGAGTAATAAGTTTTCATGGCATGACAGTTGTGGCACAACAAATCACATTTTAGGCATTCTTCCATGACTATTTCTCGTGGATACCTTTGAGCCTTTGACAAGTTAAACCTTTTTAATTTTGGTTCTCTGTGATCTAAAGCAAACATTGCAACGTTGCCTAAATGAATCGCTATTTCACAATTCTTGCATTTAGCCATAGACAATTTGTATTCCTGCACAATTTGCCGAATTGACTTTTGGATGATTCTTTTTTTCATTCCGGAACAAGAAGTGCAAACCCCTTTGCCATCTGCGTGTCTGTAACTGTAAGGAAGGCCGCAACTATGAACTGTTGATTGTTTTCTTCCGCTGCCTTTTCCACCCATTAGAACGGCTCTTCTGGTGTGTCGTATTGAGGCGCTGGTGTCTCACCTGATTTGAGCGTGTCAATGTATGCACTTGCTTCTCTTTTAGTCATACCTTGAAGATTGGCTGGCGGTACTTTGCCCATTGACTTACAAACGGCTCGAATCATGTTTTGTTGTTTGTCGCTGGCAAGGTTGCTGTTCTCAGTTATTTGAGTGTCGCCCTGCATACGCACGACCTTGCCCATTTCTTCACGGCTTGGGCGCTTGGTAAAGTCAGAACCCGACAGTCCTGCATTCGCTAAAGCACGACCTACAGCGCCAGTCTCACAATTCTCTAAATGGCTGGTCTTATTCACGTTGCCTTGGCCACGGATTTCTTCTGCCCAACCAGTAGCAATGATTTCACCATCAAGCCATAGTTCAGCCTTAAACACAGCAATGTCGGATAGGTAATGCACTAGATCAGTGATGACACGAGCATCTGGGTGTGCTTTAAGGAATCGGTCAAGCCTGCTGGCTACTGGTTCGTAATCGTCAAGATTAAAGGCCACGAGCGTACTCCCTTGTTATGCGGTCTAGTTCGGTTTGGAGTTCAAGCACTTTGGCTTTTAGGGCGTCGCGCTCTGCCTGTACTTTGGCGAAATCATCCTCAGCGAATTGTATTTCTTTGTCCCGGAGCCATTCATAAGCGTCGTCTTTGTGGATGTAATCACTCATCAGCATCAACTAATTGAGCACTTGATATGTATGACAAGCCTTTTGAAGGGCCACTGTCGTTCATTGACGGATGCCATGAATTGCGTATTGTCTCGGCAATGTTTGGCAACGTATGTAGAGCGCCAACGGCTTCAAGCACAAGGCTTGACTCTTTAAAGCGGAGTTCGAGCGCAAGGTTATGGCTCAAGTTGGTTAGTTTGGCGATTAATTCACCTGTTGATGTTTCCATTGTTTTTCCTTTGTTTAGCAGTTGCGTTTCCATCTTTGCACATCCTTGTGACGGGATTGGCAGATGAACTTTTGCAGGTGCTTTTGCCCTTTTAGGCAGCCCCAGCCCCAAGGCCCAACGCGCCATATTTTGCGTCCGTCTGGGTTGATGTGGGATTTGAAGGCGATGGCATCAGCCACCTTGACTTGCTCGATGGGGCTACGCCCTTTTGCACTGGGCGTGTCTGACCATGTTCGCCAAGTCTGGCGGTGAATGCCAAGACCACCTGTGTAGGACTTGGTGGAGTGTTGCCAGTTGCCACCAGTTTCACATCGGGCTAACTGATCATAATAAGCGTCTGGAAGTACGGCTTTGTATTTGGCGTGGGAGTTGGAAGCCGCACTTGCGTGGGCTGGTACGGATAGGACAACGAGAAGGGCTAGTGCCATGATGCGTTTCAGGTTCTCTCTACTTCAATAGGCGGCGACCAACTCAGGTAGGGAGCCAAGCGATGCGCGACTGTAATCCTGATATGTTCGCCTGTTTTCAAATCCGTGAAGATTTGAACGAGTGTCAATTTGTCTTTAGACACTAACGGAAGGTATCCCCATGTGGGAATCATGGTCGGTTTGCCATCATTTTGAGGAATAGCCAGCATGACACCCATCCCATTATGAAACTGTAAATGAACTGGGTGTCGGTCATTAGATACCCTCCCAAACGCGGATTGGGCGTCGGTGGCACTCTGGTCGCAATGACTTGCTGTAACGCTCTGTGGGGGCGCACAGACCCATTTGTGAGGCTCTACGCATGACAGCGCCCATGGCTCTTGGTTCGTGGGTTGTCATTTCGGGGTGTAAATGGTTCATCCATTCCCAGACGTCATCTGTGGTGAAGTCGTGACGCTCGATGGATAACATCCCAACAATGTTAAGGGCTTCTACTGCCCATGAAATGTCTGCATTGAGGCCGACGCGCTCAATGGCTTCTTCTAGTAGTGCGATGGCTAGTGGTTCATCAAATAGGGACGGTTGGTCTGTCATGGTGTTTCCTTTGGTTAGAGCCCTTTGAGTGGCTGAATGTGACTATACACAATTGGCGAAGTCAGTGGTGGATATCCCAATGGAAACAAAGATACCCACCACCTAGCCCCAGTAACGCTCAAACAATACTGGGAGTTCTTATTTCAACGCTCGAAAGACTTGCTCGAAGTGCTCTGGCGTTTGGTTCGCTAACTCTATATGGAACCAATTTGGGGAGCCTTGGTAGGAACCTGCGTTGTCATCTTCTGTGTAAATCTTTACGCCTGCTTTGCCTTCGCCACGAGAGCAACGGTAGCCAGCGCCGTAGGCACCATAGGCGTACCAGTGCATTTCACAAAGTCCAAGGGCTTTGCTGTTGGCAAGGAACCAGTCCCAAATGATTCGGGCTTGGGCTTCGTCTTTGTATTTCAAATCGGCTGCGTACCCGGTGGCGTGAACGCTGAGGCTTGCTCCTGATCTCATTGGCCGATTGACGTAAGTGCCTAGCGAGGTCAGACCCCAACGTGCTTTGCAAAGTTCAACAAGTTTCGCTGTAACGGGTTGTGTGCGCTTGCCATCCCAAGATGGGTAATAAGGGTAAGGACGGACGCTCATGGTGCTGGTGGGTCTTTCGGTCTGTCTTTAAGCCCGTTACCTGCTAATACCCCCAAGAGCCCACCTGTCAACGTGGCAAGCATTGGCGACAATACAGACCATGCTGCATCATCATTAGGTGAGACTTCAAGCGGTTGGGTAACAAATAAAAGGCCATAAAGCAGAGCCAAGATTGAAGCAAGGAAAGCAACTGTCAATCCAACGGCTACAACAAAGATGAGTCGTGCTTTAATTTCTTCGTTTGTGTGTCTGTTGTCTGGTTTCATACGCATTTCCCTCCAGTGCCATAGGCAGGTGCTGTTGTTGGCACGATTGTTTCGGTTACGCCGCGTAGTGCTTTGTTTTTTGTTGGTGGGCAGTTGAGGCGTTCACGGTCTGCGCATGCGGTGAGCGATGCACAAATCACCAATAGAATCAGGCTTTTTTGCATCATGCTGATGGCCCAATATCCTCAACGCTGAATGTTGCTGTGGCTTCGTTACCTGTTGAAGCGGCAAGTAAAGCGCCACTGTATGTGGTAGCCCTTCCTCTAATTTTGTAAGTATTAGAACCAGTTAAGCCCGAAAGAATAACGTGCATAGTTGTGGGCGCTTGTTTTGCTGATGGCACTTCTTGAAGATTCGTTTGCACTGGCACATTGGCCCCTGTTGCTATTTGCAAAATAATTGTTTGTGCGCCTGAACCACTGTTAGCCACATAAGACGAAAAACTAACTTTGTACAATCTTCCTGTCACTGCTGTGAAAGTGACTGTTAAGTTACCCAAGTCTCCGTTGCTTGTTGGTAGTGAAATATCGCCTGATGTGCGAGCGACATAGCCACGACCTGAGGTACCACCAGCGGTGGCATCAACAATGCCCCACGGCAGTGCGTTCATCTGTGCTGCCGTCAGGATTGCCCCTGAAACGAATGTTGTTGGTGCTGTCATGTTGTTTCCTTTCTAGAAACTTAGAAGGTTGTTGTCAAGCGTTCCGAAGATTGCATCGTCAAGGGTTAAGTATTGGTTGCCGTCCGTACTCTCAAAAGTATAAGAAACAATATGGCTACCCGGAGTGATGTTGTGGCTAATGCCCGAAACAATCAGGGTCTGCGTCTCCGTCGCTGGAGTACCAACAACAAAGTTCTTAACGACTGTGCAAATGCTCGTCATGTCTAGGCCAAGAATGATGTTTTGGTTAGCCGTTGAAAGAGCAGCCATTTGGGTAGATAACCCTGTGAAGCGGAGAACTGGGTTTTGGTATTTACCAAGCAGATAGTTGCCAAGCCCAGCAACCTCCGTTGTGGTGCTGTTGAGCAAGTCCATAAGGGCGTATTGCTGTGCCTGATAAAGCGCAATGCTTTGAGCGTTGCTAGTTGTTTGTTTAGCCCCTGCTGGTGATTGAGTCACAATGTAGTTGTAAAGCAACTCATCGCCGTATTGGTTCACCAGTGTTTGGTATGGAAGCCCTGTGCCGTCGGTGTTAAAAGTAGCCCCAGCAACTGGGTTAAGAACACTTGACCTGCCTTTGAATGTGAGAGTCCCGTTGGCGCTCATGAACAGATAGCCCTGTTCGCTAGTGTTTACCAGTTGCAGATAGTTAAGCACGTTGGTGTCTTGGGCAATTGCGTATGCACCAAGCGTTGAAGAACCAGTGTCAATAGACCGAGCGCCTTGATAGTTGATTTCAGAGTAACTAAGCACTGTGTTGATTCGAGCGCCTGAGGCCTCAACAGATGGCGTCACAGCGTTAAGCGATTGGTTGGCAAGAACTGTGAACTGATCAGCGCAAGAGGCATACATGATGTCTTCATTGCTGATGTCGTAGTCAAGGTTCCAGTCGGTCACAAGACCTGTGTAGATAGGAACGCCGTTGGCAAGGATTTGCACTGGGCATCGAGGCAACACAAACGGGTAGTAAGGACTTGACGTGTTACTTGGGTTCAAGATTTGGCTGGCATTGTCAAAAGCAATAGTTGCTGTTCCAGCATTGAACTGATCTAACTGCCGTGAGCGTCCACGGGTGATATTGACTGACTCAACTAAATAGGTCAAATCAACCATGGTCACACCACCAAGGGTTCCCCTGCCAGCCGTGTCCAGAACGCCGTAGAAGGCATCATTCAGAAGGAATGGGGTACCGAAGCCTGTGGTGCTTTGAAAGCCCACCATGACCTGCATAGTTGGGGTACTCATGCTGCTGCAAAGACCGTTCCGCTACGGCGCTGTGCGCGTTGAATTGCTTCAATGATTTGCTGACCGATTTGGTCGGGCGTTGAAACAAGACCAGCGTTCACTGTGATGTTCATGCCACCACCCATATTGCCCATTTGGGAAAGAGGGATAACAGCCTCAGGGCCAGCCTCACCGATTAAAGCAAGAGTTGGGCTGGTCACGATTCCACCATTGGCAAGCATTGGAATGTCTGGCATTGAAAAACCATTTCCACCGATACCCGGAACCCAATCGGGAATCTTGAATGACAACTTGCCGACTGTGCTGTTCCAGATTCGAGCGATGCCGTTAAAGACGGCCTTCACAGTTGAAAGCAAAGTATTGAACAATGGAATAACTACTTCGCCAATCCAAAACTCCATAGCGCCAAAGATTGAGTCCACAACAGTTTTGAATGGTGTGAACTTCTTGTAGGCCGTTACAAGCAAAGCACCTAAACCAACTACTGCAATTGCTATGAGGCTAAATGGGTTGAGAGCCATAGCGATGTTTACAGCAACAATGGCAGCAGCGATAGTGGCAATGGCAGCGCCGATAGCCAGCAAGATTCCGGGGTGTTCTTGTGCCCAGTTACCAAACGAAGTAAGCAATGGAAGCATGGCTTCAACGGCTGGGATAAGTGCAGCGCCTATTGACTCTTTTGTTTCTGATAGGGCAATGCCAAGACGCTTAAATTGTCCTTGTGCACTGTCGGCAGCAACTGTTGCCTGATCCATAAAAGTGCCAGAAAGAACGGCCATCATTTCGTCTGCGCTTGCGCCGTCTTTTGCCATTTGCTTGAGTTCGGGTGACAGTTTGGCTAGGGCTGTTGTGGAACCTCCAGCGGCTTTGGCTAAAGCCTCGGTGACTGTGCCTAGGTCTTTGCCAGTACCAGCGCTGATGTCCATAGCCAACGAAGCAAGTTCTTGGGCTTTAGTGACGTCATGGGTTTGGCTAACCAATCGAGCAAGAGCAGGACGAAGGTCATCATCAGTTACGCCAAGCGCACGACCCTGTGTAGAAATCCACGTTTCGGTGGCAGCAATTTGCGCGTCAGTAGCGCCAGCGCTGTTCATTAACTGAAGGGCTAATTTCTTTTGTGCAGCGTCATCTTCAATAGCGCCCTTAGTGGCGTCAAACAGTGCAGCGCCTAAACCAACAAGTGCGGCAGCGGCTGGGACAGCAGCCTTCTTGATAGCGAACTGAGCCTTTTGACCGTTTGTTTCTAACTGCTTGAATTGAGCAATGGCTTTGTTTATGCCACCACCATCAAATTCACTGATAATTGGAATAGTAATAGCCATCAGATTCTCCCGTTATTGCCAGTCATCTTCATGACTCGATTCACTAAATCGCGAACTTCTTTTTCTACTAAGTCATCTTGGGCTTCGTATGCTCGCCAAATAACGCGAGAAGGTGAGCCATATCGAGATTGAAGTGCGGTAGACAATTTGCCTTTTCGCGCCATGTCAAAGAGCGTAGCCTGCGGGCCTCCCCACCTAATGCCAAACGTGGCAAGGTTCTGCCTAAATCCACCCGGAGCGTCACGAACCTTTTTTCCACTCGTAAATGCTTTGAGGTTTTTATTTACTTTTGCTGATTCCCAATGCATAATTTCAGCGCCACTTTTGCCAGTCCAAGACCGAGCCATACCCGAAAGCGGTGCGTCATCAGGAATGTTGCGTCGAGCCTCAACAAGTACTGGGTCAACAATTTTCTTAAAGTCAGTAGTGATAGAACGCCTAAGTTTCTTGTCAATTTTGTTCAATTGCGCAAGAGCATCTTTGAGGCCGACAACTTCAATAGGGCCAAGTTCGCTAGTCACTTGCGCCTCGATTTGTTAATCACATCTATCACAGTGTTCATGTCTTGCGTTTCAAAAGGTATTTGTGGAGGCCACCACCCAGTCTCAACTAGCACTTCTGCTAGAGATCGTGAGTAGGTGCCTCGACGGTGGGGTTTGTTGGTTCGTCCGATACCACTTCAATCGCAACCAAACGCTTGACATAATCATCAAATACTGCTGGCACTGAAATGCCGTTTACTTTGCAGGATTCAAAAGCCATGAACGCTAAATCTTCAAGTCCTACGCCAGTGGCAAGGTTTGAAGCCTTTTGTTTGAACTTTCGTTCCCAAGCGATTATGACGTAGAGGTTTGTTTTGACCTCATAGGTCGTTTGGTCTGTGGTTACTTTGAGCGTGAGTTGCATGATGTTGTTTCTTGTTTAAGCAGTGATGTCGCGTACCCAAGTGCCGCCAGTGAAGGAAGCCTCTACGGTTGCGAGTTCACCAACTGTGGAGTTGATTGGCGTGAAGTTGGCGAGCATACAGTTTGTGAGAACGTACTCAGGGTTTGTTGCTGACTCTGTTGCGCCTGATGGCGAGATGGTCAAGATTGTGGTGCCTGTGCCTACGCATGATGCAAGGATTGCTTCAACTTCGGTTGCGCCGTATGACAAGAAGAAAGTGATTGACACATCAACTGTTTGGAGGCCACCAGTGAAACGATGACCAGTGTCACCAAATGCTGTTGATTCAAGAGAGTCTTGGCCGATTGTAATCATGCAAGCATTGGCTTGATCTGACAAATCAGTTGTGGTTGCACCTTGGGTGATTCCGATAGTTGCGTTGGATAGGAATGTTGTTGTTGCCATTGGTGGCTCCTTTTTGTTAGTTGCGCCGTACTGCTACAGCAACGGTCATGTCATAGCAAGGAAGCATCTGTTCGCCGTATGAAGCGAGAGATGGCCTTCCATCCACTATGGCGATTGGTGAGTTCATAATTGTGTCAACAGTGGTCATCAGGTAATCGCCTGAATCTTGGTTGCCCGGAGGCCCAGCAAGAACACGAATGACAAGCCGAATATCGCCCACGTTGTATGTGAACGCATCGAGCGTTGGTAATTCAATCATCACTGACAAGGGACGGGCGTTGCGTGGGTCGGTAACTGGTTTCAAGCCCAAAGCCGTAAGTGCGGTCTTGGTGGCAGTTACTGCGTCGGCAAGAATGCCCGTTGCTGGCATTAGGCGACCTGTGGCCTTCCACAGCCAAGCAGTTGCATAATCTGACCGAGCGACATGGTTGGTGTTCCCATGCCCATTGAGTCAAAGGATGCGTAACCATCAACAGCGCCACGGGAGCGGTATTGGGTGGCTGCATACATGATTGTGCCTAGTTTCGCTGCGCCGTCTGGAGCCGTTGTAAGGCTGTCTGTGTAGCCAGCCTCTCTACGCTTGCGGAACGCCCAAGAGTTAGCCGCTGAGACGCATACAGCGATGAATGCGGTGTCGTTAGCGGTAGCAACCTCGATGCCGAGCCAACTGGTGACATCGGCGCTAACAATCCATGAGCAAGTTGGCGTGAAAGTGACAGTGCCAGTGGCAACACTTCTAGTGAAGTTGTCTCCAGCGTTTACATAGATGAACTGGTTTTCCATGATGACGTCATAGTCAAAGAGCAAGTCGCCCTCATCAGAAACGCCAATGAACTCGTAAGGCTCGGTAGAGATGACAGTGGCCGTGGCGTTGAAACCATGTGATGCCCCTGCTACAACTACCGAGTCTTGCGGTTGGATGTCGGTATCAACAAAAGTCTGCAAGATTGCATAGTTGTCTAGTCGCGCATGAAAAGCGAGATTAAATACAGCCATGGTCTTGCAGTCTTTCTAGTTCGTCTTTATCAGACGAAAGCAGCCTTGACGAACTTGGTTGGGTCAATCATCAACGCTGCAAAGTAGCCACGGAATGCGATTGTGCGTGAAAGCGTTGAAGGCGAGTCAATGCTGATTGCGCCCTTCTGCTGTTCAAACAGTTCGTATCCTGATGCGTCACCGATAAGCAATGTGTCTGCTGCAAAGTTGCGGTCTGGCACAACGGTTAAACCAAAAGCGGTTCCTTGGTACTGGGCTGGGCCAAGATTGCCAAAAGCATTCATTGGGCCAACTTGTGGAAACAATGGACGGTCAGCGGTGTCGGAAAGGCTCATGAGAGTTCCCCACCAGTCAGGGCTGACGAACATATGCGTTGGCAAGTTGCCGTTAGACGATGACAAAATTGTCTGCGCTGCGGTTGAAACCCATGATGTCCAGTATGAAGGATCTGCTGCAGATGCTGCCGCAAAGTTCTGTGTTACTGATGCACCAGAAGCCAATTGGTCTGCTGCGTAGTTGTCGGTCTGATTGGCGTAGATACGACCCATGTCGTCAAGAACGACTGACAAGATTGCTGGGTCACTCCAGTCAATTGTGGCTTCGCTGATATTTACATATCCACCGAAAATTTGCTTGGTGACTTGGTTGTTGAACACGACCATTGTGCCTTGGCTTGGTGACTGCTCAGCAATACTTGCGCCAATGGTTACATGGGTTGTGACCTCAGGGCGAATGAACACCTTGCCACCAGTAGGAAGTGCGCGTGCGCCGATTGCATCAACCACTGGGCGACGACCAATGAAGTTGTTGTAAACGGGTGAGATAATCGGTGTTGGAAGAACTCCGGGTGTGTCAGTTGTGACAATGTCTGGTGCGGCTGCGCGAAGTGCATCGCTCATTCCGCGCCATTGGTCGCCGCCTGAGATGGCTGCTGCAAGGTATTCAACAGCGGTTGGAAGTTTTACTTCACGACGTGCGGTTGCGTAGATGGATGTTGTTGGGATGATTGAAGCCTCGACCTCAACCACTGGGTTTTCTTGTGTTGCCACTTCTGGTTCCTCCTCGGAATCTGTTGGGGTGGGTTCGGTTGCATCTTCTTCTGGTTCTGATGCAGCGATTTCTGTGATGACAGCATCTTTGAATGCTGGTTGTGCGACTAGGGAAATCTCTACGAGATCAGCCTTTGAAACGACCATGACGCCGTTCTTGTCGTACTTAAACTTTGTAGGTACAGCGCCAACGCTCACTGAGTCGTAAGCGCCTGCTTTTACGAGTTCAATGGCGTCAGCGGCTGCGCCCGTTTTTGCGAAGGTGGCCGTGAATCCTAAACCTTCTGGCATATCAGCGAGTGATGACACGACGCCGCGAAGTTGGCTCATGTCGTGATTTTCAAGCAACTTGGGGGCTTTCATGTCTAGATCAAAAGCGCCACGAGCAAAGGAAACTTTGGTGCCGTCCATAACGGTTGCCGACACTGGAGCCCAAGGGACTGCAATACCAGTGATGGTCTTGGGGGCATCTTCGCCTGCTGAGGCGTCGAGACTAATGGGAACATTAACGAAATGAATCATGATTGGCTTTCTTCTGATACGTCAACGACTGGTTCAACCATGACGTCGTGCATTTCTTCTTCTAAATAGTTTTCAATGTCATATTTGACATAACGATTGCGTGGCAAAACATTGGAGGCCGAAAGGGTCTGCTGAATGCACTCAATAAACGGCTTGGCTCCATAGAGATACAACTGGCGGTTTGAGTCCTGCACGTTTGTGTAGGTAAGGCCCGAACCTTCTTGCGGAGCAGAAACAAGATAGGCAGGAATGTTAGAGACACGAGCGATTTCGAGTGACTGGTACTTGCGCTGTTCAGCAACAACTTCTGCTGGAGAAACTTTGAACTCTTTGAACTCGACATAATCGTTAAGCGCACCAATAGCGTTTTGGCGTCGCATCTGTGACCATGCAGCAGCAATTTCGCTAAGGCTGTCAGAGTCAAGAGTCTCGCCGCCTTTCTGCTGCAAATATCCCGGAACGGTTTCGAGCGTTGCATATCTGTCTGCTGCCTGATCTAGGTGAGTAGCGATTGACAGTGCGCGAGCGCCTTGGTAGAGAAGTCCTTGAATGGGAGAAAGGAACTGGATGACGTCGTTGCTGTCGCCAATTTCTATGCCGTTGAATTGAATAACATCAGAAGGGCCGAACCACTGGGGGCCTGTCTGGTTTGGTGTTGTAATCATGGCGGCTGGTAGCCAAGTAAAACTTGCTGGCAAGCCAGTGGAGTAACGAGAAGTTACAAAAGCAAAAGCGCGGCCATAGAAGAAAAGGTCACTGAAGATATTTGAATAGAAGAAGTTGCGCGTGACCTTTGGGTCTGGCTGTTCCATCCAAGGCTCAAGCGGAAGATAAATTTCTTCGTAGCGCTCGCCTGTCCACTGCTTTGAGTAGTGGCGCATTTCAAGACAACCAATCATGGAAGCCAGAAGGTCTTTTGAGCGTGACACGGTTGGGTTCTGCAATGCACGTTGTTCGGCTGCGCCTGTGGTATAAGCAAGGAAGTCGTTGATTTGTGCAGCGCCAGCGCCAGCGGCTGCTTTTACGGGTGGCGAACTAATCTGTGCCGTTGTAACTTTCGGAGCGAAGAATCCCACGGGCGGAGTCTTACACAAACAAGTTGCATTTGCAACTACCTTGCTGAACCCATCATTGCCCGACCAGATTGCGTTGGGCGAGACACCAGCGAAGCAGCCGCAACAAGACAACGAGCGCATTCTATAGGCCCCGGACTTTTCTGGCTTGACAAAACGACGGCTCCATTGGCTTTGACAAGGGTTGCCCTATTGACGTGTTCTGCCAGCATCTCTTCGCCAGTGTGCAAAAGTCTGCCCTCAGTGATCATGGATTTGACTAGCCCTGTGTACTTAATCATTTCTGCGTAGCCCCAAAGAGAGCGCCGACGAATTAACGGCTCTGGGGTGTGGAGGTCAAGCGTCGGGGTGATAGCCAATTTGAGTTTGGGGTCGTCCTCCATTAGACGCTCGATGTGTCGCCACATTTGGCGGTTGGTTTCGCAAGTAAAAGCAACGCTGGCAACAATGTCGCCGTCACTGTTTAAGCCACAAAGAATGCCAACATATTTTGAATCATCCACAGAACT